GCGTCGTAAGATAGTCCTGTTTCATTTTTTATTTCAGTAATCCAGTCGTGAAACTCGGAAAGGTTCATATTATCACGAAGGTTTGCTTTTATCCAAAGGGTCGCAAACGCTCCGCAGGTTGCTTTCGGCGACGTTTTAGATTGATATTGAACTTTATTGTATTGAATTGTTTTGCCCGATTTACGTAGTAGTTCAGACAGATAGGGTCGGTCTTGCCCTAACTCTGCGTTCTTCAGAGGTGAGTTCCATTTTAGAGGGGCGTCAATCTTACTGCCGTAGGAGCAGAAGTAGCAGATTGTATCTTTGCCGTTGTCAATATATCGGTTTATTACGACCCAGTGTCCCGTATTAACCGCCTGTTCGTAGAGCAGGAAAAAGAATGCCTTCGGGGCAGGCAGGAGTTCAGTAATATTATCAACGTCCGCTAATTCCTTGTAGGTCAATATTTTAGCATTTGGAAAATACTTGCGAATATTGTCGTCGCCCATAGGGGTCTCGCTAATTGCCCTGACTTCAGCATTCGCTTCACCTGCGACCTTATTCAATAGTTGTTTTGCGACTTTTGTCTCTTCTTTGTCAGTTAGTGCGAGACGTCCTCCTTTCTTTTGGAATGGAGGTAGATTGCTGTCGCCTTTGATTTCCTGCTTCTCTTTGATTTGAAGTTTTAGATTTTCAGGGTCTATCTCCTTTGCGGTCAGCGGTGTATCCTTTGAGATACGCTTCGTAGGTCTATAAACAGGATACTCCTTGTTGCCTACGTCCGCCCACTCCTCCTTGAACCAGCGAGCGAGAGGTCTGCCATTATTGTCCTTGAACTTGCCACCGAGTTCTTTGTATCGTTTGACGACTGCTCCGCTTCTATACGCACTCGGTTTCTTGTAGCGAGGATACACTTCTGCTTTGGCACGTTCGTAGAGTTTCTTGTTGAGAGGGATTGCCCCTCCTACCATATACATTAGGGGGTTATTAGGGTCGTAAGGTTGAGGTTTAAATTGTGATGGGTCTCCTACAAACTGTGGTTGTTCGGGGTATTCGGGTTCTACAGGCATTTTGACTTCGCTGAACTGCTTTTCATATTCCTCCTTGCTAATCGGTTTGCCGTCGGCGTCATAATAGACATCTTCATCACCACCCCAATCACGAGGGTCGCTTTCACCACCCTTCTTGCTACTGCCGTCCCAAAGAATATTGATTGCGAGCGAGTTAGGCGAGTAGCGGTCTTTCGCCCAATCACCTTTAATTTTCCTTGCCCTTGCGAGATACTGTTTCCGCTTCTTTTCTGCGATACTCGGAAAATGTTGCTTGTAAATAATGTAATCGTTGTTGTTGATACTGCCAAACTTGACGCCACGTAGAACGAGTTTATGCTTTCCGTCGTCCGCCAGTTTTAACGAAGATGCGTCTTTATATCCTGCCTTCTTTGCGAACGATTTTGCCTGTTTTAAATATTCAGGTTCGCCTGTTGCTTCTTCAACATCAAAATCTTTGAGTTCGCTCGGTTTGATGAGTGTATCACTTTCGTCGGCAACAGGGGCAGGCAGGTCTTCGTCATCTTCAGCACCGCCATACACTCCAAACAGGCGGTCAAAATCGCGGTCATCAAACCCACCTATCAACCCACCGCTGAAGTCGTCTGCGGAGGCGTAGAGTGCTTTCAACTGTGCTTTTGCTCTTGCTAAAGGCAGAGGTTTATTGCTGTGTGAGCGGTCTGTTCCTTTCGTAAATACTTTCCACCCTTTCGGGACTTTCTTGATTTCATACGGCATTTTGTATTAGCGTGAGATTTTTTTTCTCATCACGCCACCCCATTTTACTCCACAGTCCAGTTTTAGGTCTGTCTGTTAAATACATACCGTATTCTCCTTTTGGTTTAGGTCTGCCCTCTACAAACTTCCAGTCATTATCTTTGAACTTGCTGTAATTGACTGAATGATGAATGCGACCGAACCGCTCTATCACCTTCGCAATATCGGGGTGCTGTTCCACAATTGACTTTGCCTTTTCTTCTGCGTAATTCTCAACAGCATAAATGCTACTCGTATTGCCTCCTTTGCTCCACATAGTCGTTTCCTTGTCTGCGGATATTGCGTTAAAGAGTGCCGTGCCGTATCCTGCCTTGAGAACTCGTGCTGATAAATCAACATCTTCATTATATTTGCCACGCCAAAATGCCACGTCGTCAGGCAGGTCATTTGAAAGCAGGATTGACGAATAAACACGGGTGTTCTTGATGATAGGGGGCAGGCGGGTATTCGTAGATATGACAAACATACGATAGTTGTGTCCCGCCATCTTGATATTGTCAAACATATCTACGTAGTCCTCAATATAGCGAAACACATATGAACCACGAGCAATAACACGAATACTATTCAGCATTCGCTCGTAGTGTGCGATATTGTCGTCCAAAACCCAGTGGCGTTTATGCCCCTCTGCCTTGCTGTGTTTCCAAATAAAGTTTCTTGCTGGAATGCCACCTTGATTTTTATTTAGGTATTCGTCGGGCAGGACGAGGATTTTACTGCGGTCAATTCCTGATGCGACGTAATTTTCCACTTCTTGCGGTTCTACGACGATACGATAAGGCACACCACTCCATTCTAAATAGCGACTTGTCTGCCTCTTCTCCCAGCGACCTTTGCTTAAAATGTAAATTGGATATTTGGGTTCCGTATTTTCCTTGCTTTCCCATATGCTTTCATTCCAGTCCTTCGTGTATTCTGCGGGTCGTTCAGGATAAATCACGCTCTTTGTGCGTGGCGTGATTTTACAGGGGGCGAGGATTTCGTTGATGATTTGTAATCGCTCGGGTGTTCGGGCGATTTGTATCTCTATTTTCGGGTGTTCCAAAAGTTCTTTGCGGATTTCCCACTTTGGCATATTCTCGTCCCAGTAGAGTTTCTCCTCAAAAGGTTTCAAAGGAGGGCAATATTTAGGTTTAAAATTAGCGTGCGGTTCTTTTTCAAACCAAACATACAGGTTGTCAATCACTTCGTTCATTTGCTCGTTCGTAAGAGTGCGAACAGTAAGCAGTTTGCCTTCAGGTTCAGGGTCAATAATTAGGCGGTTCATTATGTCTAAATATAAGTATAGTGCGATAATTATATTTAAATAGTTCCGCAATTAAATAATCTATTTTTGCGACGTATAAATGTAATCCTTTTGTTGCTCGGTGCTGTGTCCCATTTTCTTTGCGTCCTCCGCCTGTTCCTCGCTCACCTTGCCGTATTTGTCTGTAAGATAGGCGTGCCTTAATTTAGAACTGCCTGTTCCCTTGCCGAGTGCTGAATTGAGAATACGTGTGATGGCGTTCATTTGTGATACTGGTTCTCCGTCAGCATATACGAGGAACTTCACCTCTGCCGTCCCCTTCGGCAACTTGCCATTCTTAAGTAGGGGGTGGTGCTTAAAATAGACATTCAACACTCGCTTCAACTCGTCGGCAACTGGTTCTATATGTGTGCCGTATGTCTTGTCGGTCTTGTATTTGTGAAAGATGAACTCCTGTGGTTCTTTAAGTGCTACATAATTGCGGTCATTCGGCAGGTCTGCCTTGTTCTTCTCAACAATATAGGCATTCAGATAGTCAGCATTTCGCCGTGGTGCTTGAAGCGTGTAGAGTGAAACCACCACCCATTTCAATAACGTCTCGTATTGTGTAGGTGTCAATTGCTTTGCTTCGGCAAAGGAGGCAACCTGATTACCGAGCGTGTTGCGTTTCTCGGTGATGTCGTCCCATTTCGGCAGGTCTTCGGGGTCGTGCTTAATCTCCTTAACCTCCTTATTCTTTGAAAGCATAATGTCGTAGTATTTGGAATATAACTTCTTATGCTTCGGAGCATCACCGCCGATATTCAAAGCGGACACAATCGCAATATAGAAATTGCGTTGCGTGGTAGGTTTATAGTCCTTCAACTTTTCGGTGATTGTCTCGGGTTTCTCCAAAAACTTAAATGAAGTGAGCGGTTGTCCGTCATTCAATCTACGTAGATTTGAAAAGTATAGTTTTTGCGAACTTTGCGAAATAGCATTATCGCTAAACTTTTCGGCGAGGGATTTCTCAAAGTCGTTCATTAGATTATCTTGTATATACTAATACAACATAATATTTAATTTGATTTTTCCGCTATTTAATCTTTGTCAATAGATTAACTGGAATAAAAATATAATCCTGTTCCGTGTCGTATCCTGCCCTGTCCTGTCGGCAGTAGGGGGCAACGGTGAATGTGCTAAACTGTTCGGCGTTGTAGGGTATGTAATATAATCCGTCGGTAAATTGAAACAGAAAAATATTACCTTCGGGGTTTTCGCTTAATAGTTTGCCGAGTGGCAACATAGTTGTTGCGAACCGCTGTCTCGTCAATCTGCGGGTTTTCAGTTCATATTTGCGACCTGCTCCTGCGAAGTCATATCTATCATACTTGTCATTTGAAGGTGTGATTGTCGGGTCAGCAAAAAAGTTGCGAAGTGTATCCAGTATGCTCTCCTCTGCTCTGCGACCAAACTCGTAGTCCCTATTAAATGCTTCTCTTTGTTGGATTGCTGTTGCTGTTGCCATTTCTCTCGTTCTCTCGTTCTTACATTTATAAAAGATTATTATTTTTATAAATATACGCATAGATTATTCCTAAACTTTTCAGATTTTTCACTCTTCAATAACTTCAGCATCAATCTCCTCCTCACTCTGTAGTTGCGTTTCTGCTCCTGATGCCTCGTCGTTGTAGGCATAGTAGAACAGCGTTTTATACCCCTTGATTGTCTTCATATTGTAATTGTTGAACTGGATTGCCTGTATCATTTGCTTTGGGTCCCACCTTGTATCATTCTCACGATTGAACTCCTTCAGAACGAAACTGGTTTTGTGTGAGTGTGTATCACGCCATAAGTCCTTTTCCTCCTTGGTTTTTAGGTCTTCAGGCATAGACAATTTTGTAAAGTTTGCCTCAAACCAAACCTTAAACATATTGTTCTCTTCAATATATTCATTCACAGCGTCCTTTGCCTCTTGAGGCATTTCAATATTTTCAATATCTTTGTTTTCGTATGCGACCTTGAGTAGCATCAGCATAAATGTCTTGATGAACTCTGCGTCATTCTTGTATTCTTTGAGGCGGTTGTCTAACAACTTTTCTAATTTGTTTAGAGGATTAGGGTTCTCACGAAATTCACACACGAAGGGGTGAATACTCAACCTGCGAAGAATGCCTTGGTCTAACTTACGAATTTCAGGTTTCGTATTACAGGATAAGAAGGTAGTGAATAAGGGGTCAAACTCCTTGATGTTCTTGTTTAAGTATCTCGCAGATATTTTGTCTCTGCCTGTAATCATCTTCATAAAGTCAATATTCAAAAAGGAGTGCTTCTCACCGTTGTCCGGTTCGCTCACAAACACAATTCGCTTACCTTCACACGAGGCAAGGCACGAGTTCGCCTGACTGCCTTTATATGTAGTCGTTAAGAACTGTTGCTCTGCGTTCAGAATGTATTCACCTCCTGCCTGCGTTATGTATGACGACAGAATGCCTTTGCCATTTCCTCCTGAACCCGACAGAATATACAATTTTTCAAAGCGGTTCGTGAAGAAGGCAAGTGAGGCACACAACCAAAAGTATTTGCGACCTGACACTTCAGGAAAGATGTCAATCATAAGTTTTTCTACGGTTGTCTTCTTCTCCTCGTTCATTTTAGCATCTCCTATCTCATAACCACACGACTTACTGATATAGTCAGCAGGAGTAATCGCACGAAACTCACCTGTTTCAATATCATACACTTTGTCTGTGAAAGCGAGTAGGTTCGTCTTTGCGTCAATCAACTTGTCAAAGTCAGGAACGCAGTAGAGGTCTTTCAGATATTTCATAACGCCTGCTGTCGTCTTTGCTGAACCAACTCGTAGATATTCACACAGCAGAGTTTTACTCCTCTGTTGCGTCTTCTCGTCAAGAGGGTTGAGGTTTTTGCGTTGCTCCTCTAACAGTTCTCGTAGCGTTTCACTCACACAATTCACCATACTCGGCGGTTCGCTTCTGTCTGTCTCGTTGATGTAGCGATTGTTCCTATCTAATTCCCACCAAAACGACTTTTTGCTGTAGAAGTATTTTTTAGGTTTTGCGTTGTAGAACATCTTTGCGTAGTCAATATCAGCAATACCTAAATCAATCATCTTGTAGAAGTCAGTCCTGCGTTTCTGTAGAGCATCAAACAACGCTCGGTTGTCCTGCTTCAACCAAAACCAAAGTGTAGCAACTTTCAGTTTGCCTTGTTTGACAATCTTGTCGTAGATTTCTCGGTTCTGTTGCTTGTTGTATCTCGGTTTTGTAGAACATATGCTGTCATACAGTTTGTAGTTGATGTTCTCTTCTTTGACAACGCAGGTCATAACGAACCAGTCGTCATAAGTGCTGAACCTTTCGGTTTTCAGTCCTTTCAACAACTCGGTTATGACTTCTTCGTCGTTTGTTGCCTGTGCCTGTGCCTGATGTGCGACAACTGTATCTACAGCGTTCATTACAAGGTCAGGGTGAGGTTGAGGTTGAGGTTGAGGTTGAGGTTGAGAAGGAGGAGGACGCACTACACGAGGAGCAGGAATAGGAATAGGCGAACTCGCAACAGGATAATCTTCAGGAATTATCTGTATCAGATTTTCCTCAATAGAACCCTTCAAGATTTTAGATATTCTTTCTCTTTGTTGCGGAATTTTGAAGGCATTAGGACACCTAATTTTGCCGTTTGTGCGATAGACACTCGTATCAACATTCAAGGCGTTCTCACACGCCTTATCAGTTATGTCAATAACGCCATCAAGCAGAACCTTCAATTCAGGCAGGAGAACGCCGACAGCATAATCCTTCAACATCTTACAGTTTGCGACCTGCTTCTTATAGGTCAGCATAAAACTAATCTTTGGTTTTATTTGTTGTTCTTTAGTTTTCGGGTCAATTGACAACGACTTATAGTGAGACGAAGTGCGAACACCTAATATGTCAGGACATTCAACAAGTCGCTTCTGAATTTCAGCGTTCTTTGCTCTAAAGTCAGCAAGCGAGATGTCGCCCGACATCTCACCATCAACATCAATAAACACCTTACAAGGCGTTCCTTCAAGCAACACCTCAAAGTTCTCGTTCAATCGCTCTAAATCAGATACAGGCACTACAAGATGCTCGTTCTCGTTCTTAACATTAGAGTATAACCCTTTAATCACCTTCACACAGGCAGGGGCAGGAGTGGCAGAAGTGGCAGAGGCAGACATATAAGTAGGTTTATACTTATAGATATGAGGTGTCTTTAAGTTATAATAAGATAATATATTTAAGTTCAATTTTTTTGATTATTCCTAAATTAATTTGCTAAATTAAATTAATAATCTAAATCTTTATTGTTGGATTAGATTATTAATTCCCAGTAGAAGCGACGGATACACAGGAGGGGGTGGTCGGAGGCAGGTTTTGGAGGTCTTCAAAGGTGATGATAGTATCCAAAGTTTTATAGGTGGATTTTCCTGCTAATTCCGCCTTCATTTCCTTAATCCGCTGTGCGAGGGCAACCGCCCGTTGATGATGTAATCCCTTGTTGTGATGGGATTTGTTGAAATAGGTGTAGTGTCCTAAACAAAGCGGACACACGATTTGTCCCTTATCCTTACATTTGACATAAAATCGCTCGTAGTATGCTCTCTGCTTCGCAGGGTCGTAGGCACGTGTCGTCTGCGTCTGTGTGTCTGTTTCAGGCATTTTGCTAAAGTCCGTTGAATTGGTTCTATATCTTTAAGTAAGAAATTATCTTTAAATTAGTTTTAAGTTAATATATAACGTATAGTTTATTTTAGTTGTTTTGGACTTAAAGGAGTAGGGTGAGGTTGGACGAATTTGGGTGAGGCAGGGTGAGGTTAGGTGAGGCAGATTTACTACTTTTTCTATTTTTCAAAATTTCACCCCTCTATAGAGAAAAGGTTGTTTTTTGCCTCACCTAACTCACCTACCCTCACCTAATTTTTGCCACCCCTTCGTTGTCATTTTAGTAGTTTTTAACTTATAGACGACGAGAGATTGAGAGATTAACAGAAAAAGGTTTCAATTTTTTATATAATAGTATTTTAAATGCCCCTCCAAGAAATTACATATTCTCCACAACTGGAGACACTCCTGAAGAACCAAGCAGAACAGGCGGAGAGTTATTCAATCTTACACAACCTCTCTTATGAGAAATACCAGTTTAGAAGCAACATTATCAATATTCCCGTGATTGTGTTGTCGTCGGTGATTGGATTGCTGACAGGTATGAATATCCAAAACGACGATATGTTTATCATTCTTTCTACTGGTTCTATCTTTGTATCCGTGATAAAGAGTATTGACAGTTATTTTCAACTACAGAAGAGGTCGGAAGGACACCGTATCTGTTCGCTTCAATTTCAGCAGATATTCAATAAAATACAGATTGAACTGTCGCTGGTTAGAGAACAGAGGCAGAACCCGAAGGATATGCTGGCGTTGATAAAGACCGATTTGAAGAACTTGTTTGATATTGCTCCTTTGCTGGACGCCGACGTTATTGCGAAATACAACTCACTCTACAAGGCAGAGACAGGTGTATCAAAACCGCCAATCACAAACGGATTGACGCATATTCATATATCAGAAGAAGACCCCTACGGGACACAAAAAGTAAAGGACAAAATACGTATATCTCAAGAACTCGGTATTGCCTACGACCCCGATATTGACGCACTCGGCGGAAAAGAACCCGAAGACAAGAACGTAATTATGAAAGTGAAACCGTTAGGCACAGACCAATTCACCGAGATTAGAATTGAAAGCGTAGATGTTCCTGCTCCTGAAGGAACTGTTGAAGAAATGTGAAAGTCGGAAGGTTTTAATAACAACACAGTTTTTGTGAATGTTCGTGATGTTCCTAATCGTCCTCGTCGCAATCACCACCAACGAACCACATATTACGTTCAGTCATTACAATTTGCGGAAAGTTTTTGAAAATACAGCACCAACGAGACGGTAGGCGTTTAATATCTGCGATTTCATTCTTTGATAAACCTACGTATTCTTGAAGCAGATAATTCACACCCCTAACACTACCGCTGTGTGGGAAATAAACGACAATATGACTTTCATTTAAAATTCTGCGGGTCTCGCCTTTGTTTGTGGGGAGATGGTTCGTATTAATACAGGAGGTCTTCGTATGCCTGCCTGTCTCCAAGATAGAGTTCAAGATTTTATAAACTGCTTCTCGGTGCTTTTTGTCGCTGATTACGTCAATATCATCAAAGACACAGCAACTATCTTTCAAGTCGTCAATCTCAAGCGGGTCGGCAATCAGGTTTGCCCCGATTTTGATGCGTTTGACGCCTTTGATTTTATCAAGGGTTTCGTCCTCTTTGAGTGCTGAAAAAATGTAAATGGGGTTTTTTGGATACTTCTTTTTGTATTGCTCCAAATAACCTGCTGTAAATGTGGTCTTACCTGAACCCGACGGACCAGTAATATAAAGAATATCACGCTCCTTGTTCGTGTCAGGAACAACCTGAAACTTTGCGTCGTCAGGCAGATTGAGACAATTGAACGTCTTGTCGGTCTGCTGATTAACCTCACCCGAAGGTGCGACACTTATCAACCGTTTATCCAGTTTGCCTCCTGTAATCCTCGCAAGTGGTCTTCCAATATTCGCAAGGTTAAACTCATTCATACTGTCGTAATGTCCTATAATATAAATGATATAAAAAAAATCTGAAAACTACGGCAATACGTCTTTGTTTTCCGCAACCCACGCTTTCGCACGTTTATTGATTTCGGCGTCAAGATATTTGATTGCTTTGTCAATCTCCTTTTCGGTTCGTAGAGGTTTGCCGATTGTGTTGGAGATGTCCTGAAGATTAACACGGACTTTTTCAGCAAGATTTTTACCCGATACGTCATTCTCTAAAATCAGTTTGACTGCTTTGAGGTTGCTGGAAAGCGAGTAGAGTTTCCCCGCTTCGCTGTTGAAGAGTTGCGAGAGTTTTACCATATTGTCTTTGTCGCCCTCCAAGCGATACACACTAAATAACCTCTTGAGCGATTTGTAGATGTTGCCGACGGACTTGTAATGTTTGTAGTCCTCGCTGATTTGTTTGATGAGGATTTCGTCAGCAGGCACATCTTGGAAGGCGTAGATGATGGAGAGTTCAGTTAGTTTGCTGGTGGCACGAATGAAAATCACAGCGTCAATTTTAATGTAATCAATCACTTTGATTGCTTTATCCACCTTATCACAGTCAAGGGGCGAGATGTCCTGTGGAAAGAACTTCTCTTTGCTTCCATCTTTGTTTTGGATTTTGAGTTCAACAAACCAAATGTCGTCCATCTCGTTAATTGATTTCAAAATGCGTTTGAGTTCGGAGCAGATTTTTTCTGCGGAGAGTTTGCGATTACTGATTGGAGACAGAAGGTCGTAGTCGCTAAAAAACTGTTGTGTTTTGAAACTGGAAGTTCCCAGTTGAACCACAGGCGAATTATCCAACTTTAGAACTTCAACGAACTTGCGGATTTCTTCATCAATCCCCTTCTTTGTTTCGGCAATATCCATTTCACGTTTGTATTAATGTTAGAAAAAAAAATGTAGGACTTACCCTGCCTACGAACTTACCTTTCTCCAACAGAGTAGGAGCGTCTGCGACTTGATTTTTTACTCACAGTATTCAACCAAGAACTCCTCCTCCTCCTTCACAGCGACAAACTTTACCTTCTTCGCCTTCTTCACAGGAGGGGCGACCTCCTCCTCGCTTGGTTCGTGTGCGACAAGAACCACTTCACAGATTTTCTTGAGTGTTGCTGTGCCGAGGAACGCTAATGCGTGTTCGTTGTGGAAGACGAGGTCTTTTTCACTCATCACTTCGTTCGGGTTGCCAGGTTCAATCAACTCATCACGACTGTTGCGAAGCACGAGGAGTGTTTCGTTGCTTCTCTTGTGGTCGTGGCGTTTCACGACATACACACCTTGCGACGACAGAGTAGTAGCGAGGATTGAGCGTTTGATTTCGGGGAAGTGAAACCTGTCAGTTTCCTCACTTGTGTTGTGAAGGAACAGGGCGTTTGTCTCATCAACGAGTTCTTGAGAGGCGTTTGCGAACAGGATTGACAGTTGTTCTCTTGCGTTTTTCTTGACTTCCTTTGAAATGGTTTCGTCAGCACCGAAGACGCAGGCATTCTTGATGATTTTTGCGTATTCCTGCTTTGCCTTGCTGAACGAGATGAAGTCCTTGACAAAGTGAGGCAGGACACGCTCACAGTTCGCCCAAAACAGTTTTTGAATGGTTTCTTGCTTCAGATGAACTGGTTTGCTCTTTGCGGTCTTCTTCTCACCTCGCCCTGCCTCGCTACGACGAGCAACGACGACAGAGGTGTTGAACTTCTCGGCGATTGTGTGATGAACTTTTGTGATTGCCTGTTTCTTCTTCATCTCCAACTCCTCACGCTTTGCTTCAATTTTTTCTTCGTCTTTCAGTTTGCCGATTACATCACCGAGTTTCGTCTTCAGGACTTTCAACTCCTTTTTGACATCACCCTCAACCGCTTCAAACCTGCCCTCAAGGACACGCCCTTCTTTTGATTTTTGGATAGGGCGTTTCTTCGTGCTTACCTCATACTCACCTTCTTCCTTACCTTCACCTTCTTCGTCTTCACCTTCGTCTTCAGTTTCAGTCCTTTCAGCGTCCTCCTCTGCCTCACGAGCGAGGCGTTCTTCTTCTTCTTGCTTCTTCTTCAATTTGTTCGCCTCACGAGTTGCTTTCGCTTTCGCAAGGCGAACTGCCTTCGTCTTCTCCTTGAGTTCCTCCTGATAGGCACGCTCAACCATTTCAGCGAGGAGTTCAGCGACCTCTTGAACGACGACGACGGGAACTTCTTCTTTCTTCTCCTGAACCTCCTGAACCTTGGTATTCTTGCGGGGGACTTTGATGGTCTTCTTGACGACGACAGTAGTAGGTTGCGACATTTGACTTGCTTGTTGTGATACACTACCCTCTGCTGAAGATTGGAAATCCATTTCAATTTTTTTTGGAATGACTGGGATTTGCTCGGTCATCATTTTTTTTGATTTTCTCTGGACTTTCAATTTTTTTTCAGCGACGGGGGCGACCTCTGCTTCCTTTGCCTGAATGGCAGGAAGGAGGGTAAGACCGAGGGCGTTGATATGACTGGGAACTTGCGACATTTGACTTGCTTGTTTGAAACACTACTACTTATCAACCTATCGGAAAGAACTTTCAATTTTTTTTTATTTCACTATAAATCGCAACCACATTTTGTCGGATTTATCGGTTGTTGGATATTGACTTATTAAAAAATTGAATTGCTAATTTCAAAAAAAATTGAATTGAAAAAATTGAAAGTTGTAGAAGGCAGTCATTACCTTCGTGAAATGTCTTCTGCTGTTGCCGTCTCTCCTGCCCTCAAGTTCAATCCTCCCGCTCACATAGGCGAGGTGGGTGTAAAAAATGGTTTAATTGCCTTTCCTCTCTTCCTGATGGGGTGCTGTGGTGATAAGGACGCCGTGAAGCATATCCTCGTCATTAACACACCGCAAAAAATCAACAAAACCTTCTTCGGAACAATCGCACAGAATATCAAAGCGTTCCCGTTTCTTGACTGGGACTGGCACAGTTTTCAAAAGAACATTCTCGCTCCTAACAAGGAGCATATCCGAATTGAAATGGGGTTGGACGACTTCTTCCTCAAGCGAGTAATGGGCGACGCCTACGTTGTTCTCAACAACTGGGACAAGCACAGCGAGGAGGACGAGATACAGGCAATAGCGGACGGTTTCGTTCCAGTTTCGCATAGGACTTTCTTCACAGAAAGAGACGCTGAATATTAAAAAAAGGTGAAAAAATGATGATAATTGATTTTACAGTCAGTTCAAAAAAAATTGAAATGAAAAAGATTGAATAAGATAGGAGGCAGTTCAAGCAACAAGCAACAACACGACGAAATGACTGACTACAGCAACAGAGATGAAGAATTGAGACAGGTTCTCAATATGACTGACGAGCAGATTGACGAGATACTCAATCGTGAGATTGACGAGGACTACGAAGGTGTGAAGGAATTGTTTGATGGCGACTGTAGATTAGAGGTAGGAGAGTGGTTCTTGCCTCAATCTGCCTACGGCGGTCTGAATGAGGCAGGAGAGTTCTTCTTGCCTCAACAAACAGAAGAAGAAGAAGAAGCAGAACTTCGTGAGATGTGTGCCTTTGAAGACAGGTATTGGGGGCGACTTGAAGTGTGTTTGAAAGCAAAAAACAAAGATTAATACATTAAGGAAGAATTTAAGGGCAGGGGCGTCCTTTTTTTTCTGTTGTTATGTTATAACGTAAAATGTCTTCGTATCTAACTCCGTATAACGTAGCAATTGCGAAACAGCAAAAAGGTTTTGACGTTCGCAACTTGGCAAATGATGTTCGTGAAGCAGGAATAACTCCGCTTTACGGTGGCAGACAGGGCGACTTTCAAATGGAGGGCGGTGATTTTTGGTCTGATTTTGCTGACGGATTTATGTCCGTGATGCGTCCTCTTGGTGAGGTCGCAAAGGTAGTTGCCCCTTTTATCCCGAAGGGTGCTGGTGTGAGCGGTGGAATGGCGTGTAGATGTCCTTCTCGTGCTATTGGCAATCACGTATGTCGCTGTGGTAGAGGTTTGTCGGGTGGTGATGAGATTACTGATGCTGAACCTGCCCTTCTCAATCCTGACTTGAACTCAACGGGACTGTATCACGGCGGATACAACGAGCAGATTTCAGGAATGGGGCAGAGTGGCGGGTCGTGGGCGATTGCCCGATTGCTCGCTCCTGAACTTTCTATTCCTTATGACTTGGCAACTGGAAATAATCCGCTGACAGGACAGGCGTGGGGTTCAGGTATGTCAGGTGGCGATTTCCTATCCGATTTAGGAAGTGCCTTTTCTACTGTCGCACCTTTTCTGCCTCTTTTGGGTCTTGGTGAGGACAGCACGTCCGACGATAAGACGAGGGCAGTTGGTGCTTCTTTGATGGGTTGTGGGTTCTTTGATGACTTGCTGTCGGGCATTTCAAAAGTCGGTGAAGTTGCTTCTGCGGTCGCACCTCACGTAGAAACTGGAATGAAACTTTATGACAAATACGGCAAAAAGGGTAAAGGATTGTCAGGCGGAATGAGTGTTAAGCAGAAGGCAATCGGCAGAAAACTCCTTTCTGAATTGAAGGCACTCCACGGGCGAGGTTTGTCAGGTGGCGGTTTGTCGGGTGGTGATTTTGACTGGGGAACGCTTGCTTCTTTTGCCCCTCTTCTACTCGGACTGGGTATGTCAGGCGGTCAGAGCGAACCTGATATGTCGTATCTTGAACCTTTTGTCAGCGGTTTTGGTTTGTCAGGTGGAAGTTTTGTTGATGACTTGCTGAAGGGTATTGAAAACGCAGTTGGTAAGGTGGGTGATTTTCTTGAGAGTGGTGTTAATAAAGTGAGTGAAGGACTTGATAAGGTAATGCCCCTTGTTGAAAAAGTGGGTAAAGTTGCCGACGTAGCAGGTAAAGTCGTTGGTGCTGTCTCGGGCAAAAAGGGTGAAGGTATGTCGGGCGGGTCTTTGGGACAGAGATACGGCAACGCCAGCGACACACGAAAACTGTCAGGCAAACAGCAACTCTATAAGGGTGGCAATATTCCAAACGGCGGTATTCCTCCTTTCAATAAAATCACAAACGCAGGTATGTCGGGCGGTGATATGTCTGTTAATGCTCCATACGTTGGTTTTGACACGGCAACAGGTAAGGACTTTAAGCGTCCTGTCGGCGGTAGTTCGGTGGCGTTGATGGCACAACAGCAACGCAGTAATGTCAATCAACCCTATAAAACTGGCACAGCAGGAGGCGGTAGATGCTGTTTCAACGTTGTAGGTTCAAAGTCGGGTGTCTGTAATGGAACGAAGGCATACCGCCATAATGTCAAGACGGGCAGGAAGTCAGCAAACGCCGAGAAACGTAGTGTAAAGGGCAGAGGACAGGCAGGCAACAGCGAAACTTTAGATGAAATTGAAGCAACCAACGACCTCGTGAATGCCCTCGCTTCTTCTAACCCCGCCGTGAATGCTTCTCCTGACGGAACCGAGTCGGGTAGGGTGGGTGGAAAGCGTGCTTCTAAATGGATAGAACACGTTAAGGCATACGCAAAGCAACACGGCGTCTCCTATAAACAGGCACTCAAAGACGCAAAGGCAACTTATCGTGGAGCAGGTATGTCGGGTGGCGGTGCGAGTGGTGGAGATTTTTGGTCCGATTTAGGTAATGTTGCCTCCACAGTTGCCCCTTTCTTGCCCCTTCTTCTATAAGTCGTTCGCAATAGATTATTTTTATATCTACGTAGATTATAACTACGTAAATATGTGGTATTATCTTCCTGAATGGTTCAAATGGTTCAAGGGCAAACCCGCCACTTCGCCACGAGAAGAAGCGTTGAGCGAAATTATCAAGAAACGTGCTGAAGAGCAGAACGCAATTATTGAACGACAACGTGCCGAGGACGCAAAGAAGGTTGAAGAGACGCAGACAGGCGGAGTTGCCGAAAAGGATTTCTTTGAATAAATAAAGAAGAATGTGGAGTTATGTTCTTCCTTATTTTACTGATATTGTTGTTTATCTTCTCATTAAAACTGTGGTAAATAGATTGATAGGTTAGGTGAGGCAGGTGAGGCAGGGTGAGGCAAAAAGCAACCTTTTCCTTATGAGGAGACAAAAAACGAGAAAAAGAAAAAGGACACCCTCACCCTCACCTAACTCACCCACCCTCACCTAAAAGTAAGGTTGCCCCCGTATCCAGCAGAAAAAAATGAAACACATACAATATTTTATCGTAAGTCCTTTAGCAATAAAATATTATATTCCACAATTATATAAAATGGATAGATTGAAGAAACTATTGGACGCACACCCTGTGGCAAAGGGCGGACCAAAAGATACACAAGGTTTGAGTAGAGAAGCGGAACGAACACAACTCAATACTGCTGACGCACGGTTTAACAAACAAGTTTATCAAAATGAGATACGACAGTCGGACTTATACGAACAAAGTCAAATGCCCCCTACGCCTCAAGATGTCGGTGTTTCATTTAAAATTGGTTCTTTCGTGAATAAACTCTCGCAATTGCTGGGTTTTAAGAATGACCTCTTTCAACAAATTCAGACAATTATCAATATTGGACGAGAACCTAATCCTTCTCGTCTTTTGAAAGATACACGTCTCATCTCACTCGCCACGGATTATTTCAAGATGGTTGATATTATTGCGACGTATAATGAACTCGTGAATTACATTCAACTCTACGCCCCTCAAATGAGGGCGTCAGACGACTTCGCAAACGGTGTGAATAACACCTATTTACTGCCTTTGAAGGCACTTTTAGACCAAACGGCAACACTCTACTCAACAGGATTTAATAATTTTCCGACTGGTCCAGTAGCACCTCCTATCGCACAAGACCAGCGAGACGCATATAATAGGTTTCGCAAAGCATCAGCACTTTCATATTCAACTGTGAAACTTATGAGCGATAATATTAACAACGCAATCTATACTGCGATAAACAAAGGAGATGTTGAGAAATATGAACGTAGTAAGGGAATTGAAAGAAGCGTCTTTACTAAACAACCTTTTCCAGTTGAACCTGCGATAGACCCTAACGTCCAGCAACAGCAACAGCAACAACAGCAACAGCAACAGCAACAGCAACAGCAACAGCAACAGCAACAGCAACAGCAACAGCAACAGCAACAGCAACAGCAACAGCAAGGACCAGCACCAGCAGGAAACGCAGTTCCTGCTATTGAGATACTTCGGGCATACAATCAAGCAAAACTTCAGGAAGGCGTTCCTCAAGCAGATATGTTTAGTAGGACGAGGTTAGGCACACAATCTGCTTTAATGAATGATATTTTAGCATTCGCAAGAGATAGGTTTGGAGAAACAGTTCCACCACGTTCAGCAAACTTTCTCAAACAGGAATTAGGCACAATTCGTGAGGAAATACGACAGCAGGGACAGCAGGGACAGCAAGCAGGACCAGCACAGCAACAGCAACGCCCACCCTCACCACAACCAGCACCTCAACCAGCACAACCATTAGGACGACAATTTACACCACAGCAACAGGCATATTTTGACGCAGGTGGGACTGACGGTGCTATAGCACAATTAGGTAATTTACCGACCTTAACACCCGCACAAAATGAAGAGGTTTGGACTATTTATAGACGGTTAGAAAACGAACAACAACCGCCAGCAGTCATACCACCTACACAGGCAGGAGCAAGACGACTATATGAGGCACTACCTCAAGAAATACAAGATGCCCTTCGCAGACCAAACCCTCAAGAACCAACTGGGTTTGATATTGATGCGGATACAGCACAACAAGACGACCTTATACCGTGGATACAACGCATTCAGCAACTTCGGGTGGCGTGGGGACAGCAAAACAACACACCCTCAAACGAACTGTGGGGATTAGGCAGAGGTGTATTAGAAGACCGCAAACGTCTTGCTGAACTGGCACGAGGAGACCCAAGAACAGTTGATATGTCGCAGGGCAGGCGTCAGCGTGAAATGTTTATGCCATTTATTAACGAATTAGACCCGAAGGCAGAGTTTTTGAAACGACGTGGCGAGGTTCTTGCTGGTGGTGTAAGCGACAACATTCACGAGAATATTAACGACGTATTGCCTTATGAAACGTATGGTGGAAATGTTGATTATGACGACTTTGAAGAAAACACGCCATTCAAACGTAGGATTGGAATGCCTAACCCCTTTGCCCCTCAAAGCAAGGTGGATACGTTGCCTATTCGCCCTGTATTCTCCTCAAATGCTACTGATATGGACGACACGCTCGTTCCGTTTCAGCAGATGTTCTCTACTGTTCGCTCGGGACACGAGAAGGAGAAGGAGAAACCGAAGGATATGGACGAAGACCCTGACCCTATTCGCATTACGAATGAGAACTACAAGATTTTCACGGGCAAGCAGAAAGCACCAAAATATAAAATATCCTCTTAAGTTATAAAGACAAATGCGACCGACTTACGCCCTTTTAGCACTCTTACCCCTCCTTTTTTCTGCTTCGTATGTATATACGTTGCCGATAGAAGAACTCGCACTCACGAATGATGTGTCCGATTTCACACACGACGATTACGAGGGTGATGATGGACTGTATGGTTTCACAGAAACCGAGAATGACGACGAAGACCTACGAGGTGGCAGACGTATCCGACAGGCAGTCAAAAAAATCCTGTCATCAAAGTCCAAACCACCAGCACCCAAACCAGCAACCAAACCAAAGTCAATACCTATCAACCCTGCGCCTGTTCCGACCCCCTTACCTGTTTCTGTTGCGACCCACACAATTATAAGGCGAACACCAAAGCAGAGCGAAAAGGTGGATAAAGTCGCTCACTATATCAGCATTCTCAACACGGATATAGACAAAAATCACGAGGCATTTATGCGACAATATAACGCTGAACTTGTCAAACTACGAGACATTTCAAAGCGGAAACTCTACACGGAAGAGGAGTATCTCAAAGCACAACAGCAACTACATTCCAAATATAAACTGTGGCGGGATACTCTACACGCTTTCGCTGTAAGCAATTCTACGTTGTCGTCTCTACGTCATCACAACGGGACATTCACAGAAGAAAAAAATCTGCTTACACATCTCTACGAGTATGTAAAGATGTTCTCCACTAAAGCAGGTGTATTGAAACACAATTGCGTTTGTAATTCAACGATTGTTGCTGACCTACGAAGCGTTCAGTCGGCAACCTCGCTTTCATAAACAACCACATCACCGCCAGCACTTGGAGGATAGAGGAACTTGAAAATCCTAATCTTGTGCCATATGATGTGTTTGTCTCCTTCCTTATTCTCAACCTCTTTTCCGTCATATTTTTTGATGAGTTTGTATCCAATTTTTGTGTAGAGGTCGCACAGACGAGCGTCAGATGCGTCAAACATCACCTTCAGGTTGGGTCCAGCACAGGAGGCACAGTCCTCTTCTGCGTAGTTGTAGAGTGTCCTGCCTATGCCTTGACCTTGAAATGCCTTATCCACCAACCAGTATTCAATTGAGGCGAGGCAGAACGACCCCTTGTTAGACCAACTGCCGTTTCCCAAGTCGTAGATGATGAAACCTACGACTTTGGAGTTGTCGTTTGTCTTGTTCTTCTTCTTTGCGACGACAACCTGAAACGACTGTCGTCTAATGGCAAAGGATAAACTGCGACTGCCTTGACCGAGAACATAATTGATTTGCGGAATGTAGAACTTGTGTCGTTTTGCGAGCGAGATGATGCCTTTGTTGAGTTCTGCGTTGTTTCTTTGACCGTCTCTGTAGGGATAATCCTCGTAGATAATCCCGTTGATGTTGTAGGGCAACTTGTCGGGAAGTGGGAACTCTCTGATTACTGATTGTGGAACGACCGTTGGGTCTATTGTTGCTTCTGTCATAATGCCTTGACTTGACTGAACTGCTGACCTATTCAACAATCAATTTTTGCTTTCAATTTTTTTTTAAATTAGCAGTCAAAAATCAAAATGATAATATTAATAAAATTGAAAATAATATAAAGACACCTCGTATCTATAAGTATAAACCTACTTATAAATGCCCTGCCCTGCCTCCTGTATCAAAGAGAAGAAGTCCCTTGACGGACAACGCCGAGTTGCGTGGCGGAAATACTACGAACAGTTAGAAGAGAAGGCAGAGTTAAACAGTCGCTTATCCCAAGCACTACAACTCGCACAATATAGAAACGCACAGGGGCAACTGGAACGCCCTCCTGTCTTGCCTACACACATTACAAACGACTTGTGGGAAATGGCAGAACAATTGAACCGACAATTCACTTGTCCTATCTGCTTTGAATTAACAACCAAAGAGACACTACATATGGCGTGGTGCGGACACTTGACCTGTAAGGAGTGCTACGCTCATCTCCAAGTTGTAGAAGGAACAAAGAAGAGTTGTCCGACCTGCCGTGAAAAGATTTAGGTAGGTGAGGGTAGGTGAGTTAGGTGAGGCAGAAAACAACCTTTTCCTTATGAGGAGGCATTTTTTCAGTTTTAGGAAAAGGACACCCTCACCCTCACCCTGCCTCACCTGCCTCACCCTGTTTTTTTATTTCAATTTTTTTTGAGAATTAAAATATCTATCCAATATAGAAAAGAATGCCTATCAAAGTCCCACGCCCGCCTATCAAACCTGTAGTGGATTTAGCGAAAAAGGTGCTTCCTGCTCTTTGCCCGAACCCGAATGTGTCAATATCCCTACCCCCTAAAATTACTTTCGGTTGTCGTTAGGACAACGTAGTCGTTTTTTTCTCCATTTTGTGTATGTGGATATACAAAATGGAATCCAAAGAAAAAGTGTTAGAATACACAACAGAACCCTTACCTTCTCCTACCTGTGTGCCTCGTTATTCTCGTCGTCCTTTAGCACCACTCTCCTTTGCCTGCGTCAGCGTTGAACTTCCAAACCTGCCCGTCCTTTGCCGTGCGGTGATTGAAGATGAGGTCGCCGAAGATGTTCTTGAGTAGTTGGAGGTCGCTCGTTGCCCTCTCCATTTCTGCGACCTTTGCCTTGAGTGCCTCGTTCTCTGTCTTGAGTGTCTCAATCAGCGTATTCTTCTCTTGAACCTGCTCGGGTGTGAGTAGCGTCATAAACTTACCGTTTCCTTGGATTGCCTCTTCAAAGAACTCTGCCCCTTTGACGACCTTTGACATATACGCCTTCTTGATTGCGTCATCATCAAAGACATCTCCAATCTCGCAGTTCTCCTGAACCCACTCAACGATTTCGTCCTCGCTGAAGATGCTGACGGAGTTGTTCTCAACAGCGTAGTTGGTAATGTCTTCATCATCAAAGACATCTTCAATTGCGACGTTGCTCCTGACATACTCGTTGATTTCCTCCTCATCAAAGACATCTTCAATTGCGACGTTCTCCTTGACCCACTCCGTAATGTCGTCCTGACTGTAGATGTCTCCGACGTTGTAGTTCTTCTTCACCTGCTCCTGTAAGTCCTCCTCGTCCTTGTAGAACAGGCAGTCGCTGTCTCGCAGATAGGAGATTGCCTCTTCTTGTCCGTCAAAGATGAGATACTCACCGACAGACCCAACAATCCTTGCCATCTCTGCGTAGAACTGCTGTGAGATGCTGACCTCGTGAGTGATTTCCTTGTTGCCGTTGCTTGCCATTATAGAGAGTGTGTGATAAGAGAGTTTAACCTTGAAGTTTAACTGACTGCTATAAGATGAGTTGTCAGAAATCACTTTCAATTTTTTTTAAAAATAGAGGAAAAATGAATATCATCAAAAAACTTGAAAAATTGTTTTTTTCAAATTTTTTTAAATGGAATACCGCCTGTAGGTTCCGACCCTACGACCTCGGAGTTATGAGCCCCGCGCGCTTCCCCTGCGCCAAGGCGGTTAAAAATTGAACTGATTATCCAGTTCAAATTATTTACTTAAGGTGTCTTTAAGTGATTTACATACCCAAGTGTTTTGCCATCTTACCGCCCGACACTCCACCGCCCGACATTCCACCGCCTGACAGACCGCCACCTGACGTGCCACCTCCGCTCGTTCCCATTCCAACAGCGTCCATCAAAGGACGGGCAAGCATCTTCATCTTATCTTCAACCGCACCTCCAACGATACGGGCAAGACCCGATTTAGCATACTGCGGACGAGAAGAGACAGCAAGAACGTCCGCACGAGACAGAATTGCGGTGTAGGTTTGAGAAGTTCCACGCTCAATTGCGAACACACCCGAGTTCATAGTAATCAGCACAAGTTCATACTGCTCTTGGGCAATATCCAAACCAGTATTGTTTTCCAACTGGACTCTGAACTGTAATTGGAACGCACCAATAGACCCTGGAGCATACACGTCGTCCAACTCAATATGACGACCAAACTCAAGAGCGAGAACAGAACCGCAGAGAGGAATAGATGCGGGAAGAGAAGTTGCGGTCGCCGCCCCTGCCTGTGAAGATTTAACTGCCCTACCGCTAAACTCCGCCCACGTCTGATTAGAACCGCTTTCAACAGACATACGCCACAAATCCCACTGCGTCGCACCCGAAAGGAGACCCGCCTTGTTGTTGAATGAAATGTTGATGTTCTTAATGGGAAGAAAACTGTCGGCGTCGCAAGGCGACTGACTGGCGAGAACCTTACGAGCGACAACAATCAGTTTGTCAGGCACAGAGTTCAACTGAATACTCTGAAACGTTTGGGTCTGAATTGCTCCATTACCAGTATCAAAAGCAGGAGCAACGGTAGTCAAGTATCTCGGATACTCCGCAAACGGCAGAACGTTCCTGGCACTCACAAGGTTAGAGGGTTGTCGGGTCAAGAAGAGCATAAGCAACTGTGAAGACACAACATCACTAACAACGGCAGAACCATTAACGTAGTTGAACCAAGGATTAGCGACAAAGTTGCCAGTAGTTCCGACGTTGCCGTTGGCAAGACGAATAGCACGGTTCGCCTGACCCAAGTTAAAGACGAAGTTCAGCGTTTGGACGCCATACATTCCCTGGTTGTTGCTTTCGGGGTCGGTCCAAATAAAAGGTGAGAGCATAAGAGGTTCTCGGGTCGTGAAGGTGATAGTGATATTACGTTGGTCGTTGTCGCCTGCGTTTGCCTTTGGAGTGTTGCCAGTAATAGCATCAATAACAAAACTGCCTCGGGGTTGAAAGTCCTGGTCCAACTCACAGTCATTCCAAGCAGAGTTAGGGTTGTTGTTCGCACCAAGAGCATCAGTATAAGACCAATAACTGTCATACTGGGTGGGAGTGGCGTTGTTGTAGCGAGCAACTTCACGACGGTCGCCGAAACGAAGCAGTTGAAACATAACGTCCCGCTGGTTCTGTGAGACGGTGTTGTTGTTGATGGTCGCCTGAATAGTATTACAGCAGGAATGAAAGGGGAAAGGACCAAGGGCAGAAGCATATCCTAAATTAACGATAGTTTGACCGACAGGCATATCACCAGTAGGGGTCGCACTAAAGGCAATCGTCATCTTGGTCTCAACCATAATACGCCTGCTAAAAACCGTGGATTCCGAGGGAAGTTGGACGTTGAAAGTTATTGAAGAACTGCTCTTGGAAATAGCGTTGTATTGTGAAGGGGTAATGTTCTGCGCTCCTTTAAAAACCGCATAACGAACCTTGTCGGTAGTCAGCAGAAGGTCGTCTTGGACGCAAATCTTCTCAAAATCAGCACTTGCCATTTTATCTTTGTTTATAATTACTACAAAGATAAAAAAATGAAAGATTACGCCTAAAATTATTCATTATCCAGTTCCTGCGTTCTTCTTACGAAACATAATTTTCAGGGAACAGGAGCAACCATTCTGTAAAAAGAAGTCGTGATAAATGCCATATACGTCTTTCCACTGGACGCTAATTTGGATACCGTAGAGTGGAGCGTTGCTTTGAAGGTCAATCAGTCGGTATTCTGCCGTAGGTAAATATAGAACGTTCGGAAAGTATTCTGTTCCATTCACTAAATTAACTACTAAATCTGTAATTTCGTTGCTTAAGTTGTCATTCTGTCCTGAACTACTATTATTGTTGCTTAATACTCTTGGAATGCCTATCAATTGAGGCAGAACAGGCAACAACGTAGTTGTGAATACCAGCGACTGAATAGGACACATAGTCGCACCCGTGCTATAGGGTTGCTCCATAAAAAGGGCATTATAGGGTGGTCCTGACCCAACCATATTCCCACTCGCATCTACATTTTCGGGAACATAATTGTTTAATGCCCCTCCTTTCTTGTTAAACACCTTAATAAGATAGTTTGCTTCTCCGTCATTCACGCTTATTGGATTAGGGTCAAATGTGTAGTTGTGAATTGCCTGAAAAGAGGAGAAGAGTGTAAATAGAGGATTGTTAAAATAGACAAACCCGACAGCAGTTCCTACGTCTAAACATTCTTGTTGAAACAAATCCTTTTGGGCGACTAAAGTTGCGACTGCTCTTGTAGCGTCCCACAGCATATAGGGTTCATTACCAGCAACCCAAGTAGCAGGTAGAGTAATACCACCTGCGGTTGCCTGTGTGGTAATATCAAAGTAAGCGTCCTTAAGTGCCTCGTTAATCATACAGATAAACGCTTGAATATTATTGACCCAGTAGTAAGGTTCAGTATTGGCATTAATAGAAGGAGGAACTACTGCTGGTGTAGCGTAGATGTTTGACTGTGGAACATATATCACACGCTTCTTTGAAATCAATCTGTCGGCAGGGGCAAGAGGAGGGTTATACTCCACGCTCACATAATATACAGTATTGTTCCAAGGCGAAGCACCTACAGTATTCTTCAGTTCAATCTGCGGGATAAAGAGGGGCATACTTCCTGCTGTGTCTAAAGAGAACCGAATAATGCTTAAGAAGTAGTCGCTGGGATTGTCTAAAATAGGACTGCTCCTAACCTCTGTGAATGTCAAGCGATTAGGTTGGGCGGTTTGTGAGGTTGTTAAAGATGGTTGAATAGTATTCACGACATCTAAATCGTAATACACTTGGGTTGGTGTTGTCATCTTTGCTTCTATATCATACACTTATATAAAATTATACCGAATAATGCCTAAATATCGCCGTAAATAATCCTTTTTGGGTCGTTAGGGGTGTAATAATCTAACGTAGGGTGTATTAATCTACTGAATTTAGATTAGTATTGGAATAATAAATTTATTATTTCAAGTGATAGTGTATTTTGGTTAGATTATTAAGGTATTAATCTAAATTAGGGGTGTAATAATCTAACAACGTAGGGTGAGGGTAGGTGAATTGGGTGAGGGTGAATGACACTTTTTTCATTTTATCAAAAAAAAGGTGTCATATGAGAAAAAGGTTGTTTTTTGCCTCACCTAACTCACCCTGCCTCACCTAAATTAAGGAGCAGAATTAACACTCAAGATAGGAGCGTTGGAGCGAAGAATGAAATATTCATATGTGCCTCGCATAGTATTATCAGCAGGAGTAGCAACGAAACCTGTGCCAGCAGTAATAGCAACAGTATAGACACCTGTTCCAGCGAGGGCGTCAGCAGGGGCAGTTTGAGTGAGAGTGTTAAACAATACATCATCAGTCGCTAAAATCAGCGGACAGGCGACAGTCGCAGCGTTTGCGGAGTTCTGTGTAATCACGCCCTTCTGAATAATGACTGGAAACGAACCCTCAAGAGAGAAGTTTGACAGAGATGAAGACGACATTTTATCTTTGTTTATAATTACTACAAAGATAATTATTTTGCTAAAATGTCGTTTATTGGTTGGAGAACTCTAAATCTCCATATAGATTGATGACCCTATAAATATCCGCCACTAAATCCACTACCAATTGAAGAGATGTGTATTGTTGTTTGAAATTGACCGAAAATGCTATTTTTGTAGGTTGATTGGGTAGTAGATATTGAACGCCATTACCCGCAAAAAGTAAGACACCTACACTTTGGTCTTCTAAATCCTTTTGAATAAAAAAAGTAGGACTTTCAACATTAAACACTAAACAATAAGCAGGTAAAAGTGAGGTATTGAGACCACAAAAGTTCTCGCTGGTTGATGTGAAAGTCCAACTACCAGTTTGTCCTACAGGGCGTAGATATTGAAAGGCAAAGCAACCACCGAAACTCGCAGTTTCAGGTGTTCCCTTAACCTGCGCTACTGTATCCTGTCCCACACCTGCGAAGTCGTCCCATATTAAAGTGCTTGTGCCGTTTGGTTGTGGGTCTATTTGAAAGTTCATAAATGCTACATAAGAAGACCCATCTACTCGCCCTCCATAAGTATATTGAAGTGAGTTTGGTATATCTGCTCCACCTGACCCTACTTGAAGTGGTGGAGGTGTTATAGTATTATCCGGTTGAATAAGCGGGTCAGTATTAGGTGTTCCCAAGTCCTTCCACCAACAATTAAATCCGCCTGGTTGCCCCACACTATCAGTAAAACCAATACACAACCAGTATTTTCCAGTTGCGACCGACCTAACTATACCATTCGCAAAATAAAGGTTCTGTGGATTAGTAATTTGTCCTGCTGTTCCAATATCTATACCGAGTGAATATCCAGCACCACCTTTCCAAATAAACCCGCCTACACAATTATCTTGTGCGAAGGTTTGTGTGCCTCCGTCTGTCGTCCAAGTGAAAGTTTGATTATTGAAAGCAACCCATAAAGCGTTGTTTGCTGGATTATACAGCAAAGAGGTAATACCATATTTCAGTTGAATTGTTTGGACTGCTACTTGTGCTGGTGAGGTTATACCATCACCTACACCATCACCCAAGATTGAAAATGTATCGGTGGGTTCATCATAGAAGCAGACATAAGGGATTGATAAAGAATTACTGGCGACAATATTGAATGTTCCACCGAGAACCATAGTTCTTGGGTTGGTTGCGTAGTTTCCGAAAAGTCCATCAGCAGTAGGGCAAAGTGTAGCACAAAAAATATCAGGAGGATTAACACCAGCAATAGTAGTAGATATACCACCAACCGCACCTCCTACCCTTGAAAACACACCTGTCGTCATATTATACCTAATAATGCCTCCTACATTTGTGATATTTGTGGAGGGTAGAACAACTACAGTTGTAAAATTACCATAAATATAGAGATATTGTGCTGTTCTAATTATACCATTACAGCGACAAAGTTGAGTTGCTCCTCCTACTTGGAGAGACGCAATAGGGGTTGCTACAGAACTACCGCTTAAAGGTAGAGGGGTGGTAAATAAATCTATAACATTTTGAACTGGCGCACCATTCGTCCCTGTGGTAAAATAGGCAAAGTTCTCAAAACCACCAGTATTTTTTCCAGTCCAAAAAGCAGTCATATCCTCAAACGACGATTGAGCGATTGTGAAACTATTGCCTGATGGATTTGCGTTAGGTTCATAATTCATAATTGTAATCTGCTCGTTCTGTGTGAATGTGCCTATTGTGCTTGGTGGCGGGAGAATAACATCAAAACCAGTAGCAACAAACGGAGTGCCTGGCGCTGGAGGATATGTAAGCGGAAAGAAGTTTGTTTGTGCTGAAGGCGACCCACCTGGCAACCACTTCAATCCTGTTGGTTCTGCTGAAGTTGCTGTAAGGACATATCCGTCTATTGTTGGTGCTGGGACTAACGCTCCTTCGGTCGCTGTCCCATTTCCAGCAGGGATTTCACCCTTGACTGCCGAGAAATTAATAGCAATTTTACTTTCACTTCCAGCACCAGCGAACTCTGTGATTGGAGCAACACCTACTATTGAACCACTTGCTCCTATATCTTTCCAAGTAGGAACACCAGCAACAGTCCCCAAGAACTGATTAGAAGAAGCGGGGTTAGGGGCAACTGTTAATGCCCCCTCTTGTGCTGTTCCGTTTCCATAAGGGATTTCACCAACACTCGCACTAAAATTAATACCGATTTTGTTAGGGGTTGTGGTTGCGTCATCAAAGAGAGGGGCATTTGCTGTAAGAAGACCACCTCCACCAGTCGGCGGTTTCCACGCCATATTTGTCCCCGCTGGTCCTGCTGTGCCGTCCGCTGATAATACATAACCTGCCTGTGCTGGTAGAACTGGTGCTACGACGATTGTTGCGTCTCCATTTTGGTCTGCTGATAGAAGTTGTCCTTGTGCGAGTGGAGTTGCTCCTGGAACAGCAATCCATCTTAACCCGTCATCTTGTGCTGGGTCTGCTGATAATATTGTTCCGTTTGCTCCAGTTGGAACTGCGACTTCTTTACCATTTTGGTCTGCTGATATGAGTTGCCCTTTTGTGAGTGGAACACCTCCACCTTGCGGGATTAAATCGTCGTAGATTTTACCTGTTGATTGGTCTATAATGCTGGATACAGACATACTAAATCCTTTGATTTAAAATATAGCAACATTTTATTTTGCTGTATTTTAATGTTTTAAGTTATTGTGTGCGAAAATAATCTGTTCCAGCAGTATTTATCGCTATTCTCACCACATTCCCCGCTCCACCCGCTGTTGTCGCAGATATGGTTGCGAGCGTAACGCCTGCGTTGCTCTGTATCGTTATAGTTTGTGATGCTGACTTATTACATATTTCCCACCACTTTCCAGCATTTGCCCCCCCTCCTGGTGCGGGTAGAACAAAGATGCGACCCGCCGCCGAAGGCGTGTTGATGATGGTTTGAAAACAATCGGCGGTGGTGAGTGTAGTGCTTCCTGTCGTCGTCGCATTAGTTGTATTTCTTGCTAATACACCAGTATTACTATTAAAATTTAACGAATTATAAAACAATATAGAACTGGTGGAAAAAGTTGCTATATTTGCTGTTGTATCTGTAAAACTACTTCCAGCAAACATTTCTATTGAGAGCGGTTGAACCCTAACTCCTGTTGTAGTTCCATCAATATCAACAAACGGAACAGAACGGGGTGTTCCATATGAACCTGCCGTTTGGAAATAATTCCTAATTCCTGCCGTCCCCGCATTTTCACCACCTCCATCTAAAAGATAAACCGTCTGATAAAACTGCGTTTCATTCATAGATGTATTAGAGTATTTATAATTATCGCTGTTTGCGGCGTTCAAAACAATTGACGAAGTCGTAGTATCAGTTGAAGTCCCACTCGTCATTTCTATTCTTGCCCCTTTGTATATGCTCGCAGTATTAAGGGAATAAAGTTTAAAGTTTGTTGATGAGGCAGTTGTCGCTGTTGAACGAGAAAGAATACCCGACCCCGCATCATATGCTAATGGTGTAGTGGATATATCTGCTCGTAAAGTTTGACCTGCTCCTGATGAGGATACAAAGGTAGGGTAAAAACTTCCTGTTTGAGTATCCGTAATATCAATCCCCGACGCATTTGAGTTGGTCGCTCCTGTCGCTCCTGTTGCTCCCGTCGGTCCTTGCGGTCCTGTCGCCCCTGTATCGCCTTGTGGTCCTTGAATACCTTGAATACCCTGAATGCCTTGCGAACCTGTCGCTCCCTGAACTCCTTGAATACCCTGCGGTCCTGTAGCACCTGTATCGCCCTGCGGTCCTGTCGCTCCTACCGCCCCTGTTGCCCCTACCGCTCCAGTCGCTCCTGTATCGCCTTGTGGTCCTGTTGGTCCTACCGCTCCCTGCGGTCCTGTCGCTCCTACCGCTCCAGTCGCTCCTGTTGGTCCTGCTGGTCCTGCTGGTCCTTGCGGTCCTACTTTATTCGCAATTATTAAAATCTGATGATTATTTGAGAGTGTTCCAAAATCAAAAGTCCCTGATGCTAATGAAACGACATATTCTACCATCAATCCTGCTGTTAGTGTTGATGAAGAGATGTCCCATTCTTGCTTGTTCGCAGAGTTGTTCTTATCTTGAATAATAAAACTATCACCTGTGGTAAGGTTTGCCAACAGGATTTCTATATCATCACCCAAGTCATCAAACGCCGAAACCCATATTGTCGTTGCTAATGTCGTATCCACATCATTCCATATCACCTTTCCATTCGCAATAGGCGGAACGGGTATTTGCTGTGCTATATTTGTTCTATAATTGTAAAATGATGATGACTGCCCTGGAACACCTTGAGGACCAGTAGCACCAGTATCGCCTTGTGGTCCTTGCGGTCCAGTTGCTCCTGTATCTCCTTGTGGTCCAGTTGCTCCTACCGCTCCTGTAGCACCTGTATCGCCCTGTGGTCCTGTCGCTCCTGTATCTCCTACTGCTCCTGTTGCTCCTACCGCCCCCTGTGGTCCAGTCGCACCTGTATCGCCCTGCGGTCCTTGAATACCTTGAATACCTTGAATGCCTTGCGGTCCAGTCGGTCCCAAGTTGCCCTGTGGTCCTTGCGGTCCAGTTGCTCCTGTATCTCCTTGTGGTCCCGTTGGTCCTACTGGTCCTGTCGCTCCTGTCGGTCCTGCTGGTCCAGTTGTAGAGACAACCCACTCTACGCCAAGAGGTGCTGACGAGTTTGCCGAGAGAATGTATGTATTTGCTCCTACTGGGAGTGTTTCTGTATTCACACCATTACCTACCAGCATAGAACCTAACAGGGTTGCCCCTTTGACTTGAAGTATATCTCCTGGTTCTCCTATTACGAGGGCAGGTTGATTTCCCATTCCTACTGTTCCAGTTTCAATCTTAACACAACCAAGAGTGTCAAAATCTGTAGCATCTTGTTTTGTAGTTGTGCCTGGAATGAATGCTGAACTATTGACTTGAAGCACGCTCCCCAGTCCTTGTTGTGCGGGAGGGTGTCCGAAAGGGATTAGGTCAGGGTAGAACTTTCCACGATAAACAGGGTCATTATTATTTTGGTCTATACCACTTGATAGAGACATATTTACTTTATATATAGATAGGATAAGATTTTTTATTTCTTACTTTATATATAAAATGTCCGTAGATGTTAATACTCAAGACCCCAATCTCCAAATCCCCGACAAAAGCATTCTGTATCAGATTGCGGGTGCTTCTTATGCTGATAATTACACAGGCAACGTAGATGGATTTAGTTTAATACAGGAGACCCCAACGCTAAAGTTCTTTAAGAAAGACGATTATCCTGTTATAGTTGTAGGTGTGCGAGGAACAGCGGACTTTCAGGATTTAAAGGCGTGGTTGCCTGTCGTTTTTAATACGATTATAGAAACAGACCGTTATACTCAAGACACGGCAACTCTAAAGAAATTTCAAGAGGATTTTAGACCAACGTTGTTCTATTTTTATGCTACAGGACACTCACTCGCAGGTGTTATTATTGACGAGTGGTTGAAATCGGGTCTTATTCTTAAAGGAAGAACCTACAATCCAGCAATACAATTACAGGATTTATCAAACACTAATATTGATAATTACCGAGTATATGCTTCGGGCGACCCTCTCTATAAGTTATTCGGTAGTAGGGCAAAGAAGACACCTGAAGTGCGACAATCTTCCTCTTGGATTGATGTTAGAACTCCTCTTGCTTCTGTGCCTGCTCTTTTATGGGGTAAAGATTTATTATCAGAACATACCTGGCGTAATCCTCTTTTTCAGGGTGGTAGTAAATATTATGTTCCTTTTTAGAATTAGGTGAGGGTGGGTGAGGTTAGGTGAGGGTGAGGGTGTCCTTTTTCTTTTTCTCGTTTTTTGCCTCCTCATAAGGAAAAGGTTGTTTTTTGCCTCACCCTGCCTCACCTGCCTCACCTAACTTTTTCTGCTGTTTTTTTTTGAGTATTTTTCAACTTATAGACAACAATAAAAATATAAATTGAAAATTGAAAATCTATATTCTAATTCTGTAGTTCAAGCAAGAATGACAAAGGCAAAGACCACCAAAGCAACAATATTTCACCACTCCCACGCTCACCGCTTCATATGTAAATGCGGTTATGAAAAGGACTGTAAGACAGAAAAAGAAAGTAATTTTGTAGCGACGCTTCACAAGAAAGTATGCTCTATTGCTGGTGAAACTGTTAATTTTAATCATTTATACACATTCTCAAGACGAGACGGAGACCGAGGACAGATAGAAATAGAAAGAGACAGACAGGCACAATATGAAAAAATGCGTTTCAATCACTCACGGGTTAGAGCGTCCTCTGACTGATTGCGTTTGATGCTATAGCGTCGTAAGATAGTCCTGTTTCATTTTTTATTTCAGTAATCCAGTCGTGAAACTCGGAAAGGTTCATATTATCACGAAGGTTTGCTTTTATCCAAAGGGTCGCAAACGCTCCGCAGGTTGCT